AGCTGCATTAGAAGCAGATGGAGTAGGCAGAGCTGCTCGTAAAGAGTTTCAAGAAGACATAAAAAACAGAGCAGAAGAAGCTGAAGTTATCTTTGAAAACGAACAGAATACCGGAGAAGCTATAGCTAAAGGAGAAATAAAAAAAGATGAAACTTTAACCGAAACAGAAAAGCTTGAACTAATTGATGGTTTTATACCAGACGAAGAAGTTGACTATAAGATGAATGAGTCTATAAGTTTTTATAAAAAAGAAAGCATAATAAATAATGTAGACGATCTTATGAGATCTAAGGGTGCATATAAATCTAGAAGTAATGATGAGTTTAACGAACATAGAGAAGAAGTTATACAATCTTTTTTAAGAACTGCTGCTTACAACGAAATAAAAGAGGGCAGAGATCCTAACAACCGTCGATTTAAGAGAAAGTTAATTAGAGAAGTATTACCTCTTGTAATAAAACGCTTAGATAAATCATCAAATTCTTTTCAGTATGACCTTAGAAAAAACATAAAAGAAGATCAGGATTATGTACGTGGCACAAGAATTAGAAAAGCTGTACAAACTGCGTTTAAATCAATCGACGGTAAAGCTATAAATGACACAGTTTTTAAAGATGGTGGTATTATAGATCAAATAGCTATAGAAGAAATCATATCCAAAGCTCAAGCAAGGTCTTTATTTTTTACAGAAGTAGGCCAGTTAGTTAAAACTGGTGCAATAAAACCAGAAGAAGCTAGAAACTTATTCTCAGGTGTACCATACGTTGCTGCTAATGAGCAAGGTAAAACCTACGACAGTCTTCAAGATTATGTAGACAAACAAAAAAATCAAACATCTGATTTTGTAATACGAGCCAACAGTGACATACGAGTCTTAAAAAAAATTATAGATGATGTTCAAAGTAAAAAAATAGATACAGAAAAGCAAGGACGACTTGCCGAATCTAAACAGTTTACTAAAGATCGAGTCGTACCTTTAATACTAGAAAACAAACAAAAAGGCATTATAGGTTTAACCGAATCTCAGGGTGGTGCGTTGGTGAGTGAGTTTATAAACGCTCCGTTTTATGTCGAAGGAGAAACTCCTATACCAGAAGAAATAAAAACCTTTTATAAAGAAGCATACACAGGCGGTAGTAGAGATCCGTTAGTTCAACATACTGAAAAGTACAAAGATCACTATACAACAGTGCGAGACTTTATTGAGAGAAGAGTCAAAACATTAGATGCAGCTACTAACGATCTTAGCAATGATGATATAAGAATTGTCGAAAGATTAATGTCTTCTTACAAAGATAAACTTTACGGAGAACGAGGTAACGCTATAGAAGTCACAGAACTTGCTATATCTCAAGGTAACTATACTTTAAATGATAGACGTGATGAAATATTAGGAGATTTATTTTCAGCTGATAATCTTGCTATTGTAAAAAAAGCAATCGAAAGAGGCCCGACACCTTTAGCAGAATCCGGTGCAGCTACTATATTAAGAGTTAGAGAAAAAATTAATAAAGATCCAGACTATTTTAAAAGTAAAACACCTTTTGATGGTGAGCCTGTTAACAATTTATTTGACTTTGTTCAGAGTGGAGGCAAGCGTAATAGAGAGCTTATACAGTATTACGAAGCTTTAAAAGTAAGAAGAGTAAATGATGATAACGAAGTTGAAGTATTATCAGGAACAGAAGCTATCTATGATCGAGCAACTACGTTAAATCTATACGACCCTAAAACTAAAATGGCAAATCCATACGCTCCTATACTAAAAACTATAAGTCAAAAAAACGATATGGCTAACAAGCCTAACGATACAAAAGCTTTACGTAATTTTAACGATCAAGAAACAAGTGACTTTACAGCAGCGTTAAAGATATGGGCAAAAAACTCTGGAGGGTTAGGTGAAAATAGTTACGAGTTTGTAAGAGCTGGTAGAAAAAGCGAAAGAAAAGGTTTAAGAAGATTAAGTGCAAAACAAGTGCTTGAATTAGCTAGAAAAGGTAACACAAATTTTGGTTTGTATGGTTTTACAGATAAAGCTATAATAAATCTATTAGGTGGTGATAACCCAGTTGTAGACTTAAATGCTGACTTTAATGAAAATTTACAAAGTTTTCTTGTTATCAAACATATGGAAATGAAAGCAAATCGTACTAACTCTATACGTGGTGCCATAACTAAAGATACAAAAGATTTTCGTCGAATGATAAACCTACAGCCAGAAGAGATAGAAGTTATTAATAGAGTGTTTCCTAATCTAAAACAAAGTTATTTTAATCAGTTCCAAAACTTACAAGCTGATGTTGCTAAACTTATAATTAGTGAGCTAGAAAAACGTCAACTAGCTAGACAAGAAAGAAGAGAAGAACGTAGACAGAAAGAAGAAATTAGACGATCTAAAACAAAACGACAACTAAGAGGATTAGATGACTGATTCCGCACCCCAGTATGGGTTAAATGTGGATGGCGAAGTCGTAGACCATGCTGCTCAAAAGATGCAAGAGTTCTTAGAAGAAGAACGTCAGCGTAATGAAGAGCGTAAAGAACTTAAACGTCAGTCCACAGAAAAAGAAGAACAAGCTTTAGCACAGCAAGAAGATCCCAGAAACTCAGAAACATGGGGAGCTAAAGCATTTATAAAAGAGGGTCAGTCCATTCTATCAGGTGGTCTACAAGATACTGCATCCTCTATAGCAACATTTCCTGAGCGTACAGCTGATGCGTTATCAGGAGAAATGCAAAGAGAAATAGACGAGACTGGTACATATAAACCAGAGTGGACACCCTTTGACGCGTACGATAACCCTATCGAAACTAAAACATGGTGGGGTAAACAGCTACGTGGTTTAGTACACTTTGGTTCATTGGCAGCTGGTACAATACTAGCAGCTAAAGGTATAGCAGCTACAGGTGCTGTATCTATACCAGCTGGTTTAACTGCTATTACAAGTAGCACACTTGCTAGAAGTGCAGCTATTGGAGCTGTGTCTGACCTTATATCTAAAGAGTCAGACGGACAGAACGCGTTAGGTGCATTACGTGATAGATATGGTTGGGCAGATACACCGATATCTACCAGAGATACCGACTCTCCTGTAATGATGAAAGTAAAAAACATTGTTGAAGGAATGGGCATAGGTCTATTTTTTGATGGTGTAGTTTACGCACTTAAGAAGGGTGCACAACCAGCTATAGATCAAATAGTAAATCGTAATAAAAGTATAAAAGATCAAACTATTCAAAATGGTGTAGCACAGCTACGTCGTGGTGATGCTGAGTTTAGAGCTGATAAGAACGCACCTATAGCTCAACCACACCAAGGGGCACACACATCAGAGGTAGACCCAAAGGTAGCTAGAGAACAGTTAAAACGCACACGTACAGAATGGGGATCTGAAGAAGGATCTACAGGTTCTGTAACTACACCAGTAGAACGTGAGCGTATTGCACAAGAAAGTGGATCTACTGACGAAACAATCGAGCGTGTAATGCGTGGATTGATGAGTAAAGATAAGTTTGCAAGAGAACTAGCTAAAGCTAAAGGCAATAGAAAGGCTCTTGTAAATCAGTACAGAGACGCTATAGAAGCCCACCAACGTATAACACAGGGTAGAAACCCAGCAGAAATGTCTGCCAGTGAGTATCTAGCTGAAGTGTTAGAAGCTGAAAAAGATATAATAGGTGGTGTCGAAATCATACCACCAGAAAAAGTTGTAGCTACAGACCTCGTTGTAGGTTCTTTATTGAAACAACTACAAGATACAGGTATAGCTGGTAGAGAAATAGCTGATATAGTTGACCTAAACGATATAGATGGGCCAGCTAAACAAATAGCAGACACTATGCTTACAGCTATATACGAAACTAAAAAAGCTAGGTTCGTACTGTCAGATGCTTTTAGAGGTCTAGGTGCTGGTAAGAAAGCAAAACAAGCTGTTGAAGATGCAGTCAAAGCAGACGTAGCAGATGCTAAAGAGTCAATCATGACTATCCTAAACATTACAAAGGACAATCAAGATGATGACTTACTAAATGCTATGTTTGAAGCGTTCTCTATGATGGATAACGTAAACACTCTTGACGACTTTGACAAGTGGGCTAGATCCGTAATACAAGGTGGTAAATTAAACAAAGGCGATATAGACCGTACAGGAGCCCTTATAAGAGAGTTAGAAGGTGTCATGACCAATAGTGTCCTAAGCGGCCCTAAGACTCCTATAAGAGCTATTATGGGTACCTCTGCTGCAACATTCTTGCGTCCTCTATCTACAGCTTTAGGTGCTGCTGTACGTTACCCGTTTGATGGCGATGCAGCTACACTAAGAGCAAGTCTTGCATCGGTCAATGCTATGGTAGAAGCTATACCAGAATCATTTAAGTTATTTAGAACTAAACTAAATTCTTACTGGAAAGGTGACTTATCTAGTATTAAGACTAGGTACTCTGAGTTTAGTCGTGGTGACACAAACTGGGAGCTTATGCGTAGATACTATGAAGATAGTGGTAAAGCTAGTGCCGGTGACGTAGCAGCGTTTCGTGTAGCTAATATGGCAAGATCTTTGAACGACAGTAACTTTCTAACATACTCTACTAAGATTATGGCGGCTACTGATGACGCATTTGCATATATTTTAGGTCGTGCAAAGATGCGTGAAAAGGCTATGCGTAACGTACTAGACCAACAAGGTAATGGCATACAGACTCCTAAGATAACTAAGGACTTGATGAAAGCGTATGAAGATGACTTCTACGCAGAAATCTTTGACCAAAATGGAGGCATCAAGGATGAAGCTACTGCGTTTGCACGTCAGGAGGTTACACTAACACAACCGTTAACAGGCTTTGCAAAAGGACTAAACGATGTATTTACTGCTACACCACTAGCTAAACCTTTCTTTTTGTTTGCTAGAACTGGTGTAAATGGTCTTGCACTGACTGGTAAGTATACACCCGGATTTAACTTCTTGGTAAAAGAGTTTAATGATATAGCATTTGCTAGTGCAGATAACTTAGAAAATGTAGCAAAGTATGGTATTTTTACAGCACAAGAGTTAGCCAACGCAAAAGCACTACAAACAGGACGACTAGCAATAGGTTCTGCTGTCGTGTTTATGGCTACACAGGCTTGGATGCGTGGTGATCTTAACGGTAATGGCCCAGTAGATAGGCAAAAAAGACAGATGTGGCTAGACGGTAAGTGGGAACCTAGAACTATAAAGCTTGGAGCTGTACGTGTAGGTTACGACAACTTTGAACCGTTTAACCTTATTATGTCTACAATAGCTGACGTAGGTGATGCTAGCGAGCTAATGGGTGAAGAGTGGACAGAATCTGAGCTACAAAAAATATCATTAGTTGTGGCACAGGCTATTACAAGTAAATCTTATCTAGCCGGTATACAGTCATTTGTTGACTTATTTGGTGGCAGACCCGGGCAGGCATCACGTATTGTAGCATCATTAGCTAATAATACTGTACCGTTAGCCGGTCTACGTAATGAACTAGGTAAGCTATTTGTACCGCACATGCGTGAGATAGGATCAGGTATAGACCAGTCTATACGTAACCGTAACTTAGTTACAGAGTTAGTTACTAAAGAACCTCTGCCTCTTAAGTATGATATACTAAATGGTAGACCTATTAGAGATTGGGATTTCTTAACTAGAGCTTACAACGCAGTAAGTCCTATATCTCTTAATTTAGATCAAAGCCCCGGCCGTAACTTCTTGTTTGACAGTGGGTACGATTTACGTTTATCTACATACTATGCACCAGACAGCACTAATTTAACAGATGCACCAAGAGTTAGATCTGCATTTCAACGTGCTATAGGTGAACAAAACTTAGAACGAGAGCTAGACAAGCTATCACAAGATCCAAGAATTATAGCATCCATGAATAAAATGTATGCTGATATTAGAGCTGGACTACGTGACCAGTATGATGCAAGAGACTACTATCATAATATTATTATTGATAAGTTATTTCAAGCAGCTCGTAAAAGAGCTTGGGCTAAGTTAAGTGCTGATCCAAAAGCCATGGAGCTTATGGAAAAAGAGCTAGATCAAAAACGTAGAAAAGTTGAAAAAAGAACTCAAACAGCAAACATCCTCAACATATACAAATAAATGGCAACAACATTCGTAGAATTTACTGGGGATGGAAATGCGACTAAGGCGTTTTCTTTCCCTTCCATACAACAGTCTGATATAAAAGTAACAGTCGATGGCACACTTAAGTCATCAGGCACACACTACAATATAACAAGCTACACAACTACAGGTGGCGGTAATGTAGTATTTACATCAGGCAACATACCAACAAGTCCCGCCCTTATACGCATTTTTAGAGACACTAACTTAGAATCAGCTAAGGCTACGTTTGTAGCTGGATCATCAGTTAAAGCAGAAGATCTAAATAGCAATCAACAACAATTACTATTTGCTGCACAGGAAGAGCAGAATCAACTAGAACAAACTGCTGACATACGTGACGATGCAGTAACTACTGCTAAAATTAAAGATGCAAGTATTACAACATTAAAGATAGCAGACGACGCTGTTACAGCTGACAAGCTAGCTAACTCTGTCAATACTACGATAGCAAACAACACAGCTAAAGTCACTAACGCTACACATACAGGTGACGTTACAGGTGCCACATCTTTAACTATTGCCCAAGACGCAGTTACTACATCTAAGATAGCTGCTGACGCTGTGGTCGGTGCTAAGATAGCAGACAACACTATCGACTCTGAACACTACGTAGATGGCAGTATAGATACAGAACACATAGCTAGTGATGCAATCACAGGTGACAAATTAGCAAACACTTCTGTAACTGCTGGCTCATACACTACTCCAAATATAACAGTAGATGCACAAGGTAGAATTACATCAGCAACAAATGCTAACGCCAGCATTGCTGACGGTCAGATAACTACAGCTAAGATTAATGACGATGCGGTTACTACAGCTAAACTTGCAAACTCTATTGTTTCTGACATAACAGCTAACAATGCAAAGGTTTCAAACGTTACAACTAACCTTTCTACTACTACAACTACTGGATCAATCATTATAAATAGTAGTGATGGAACTAACGCAACAATACAAGAAGCATCAAGTACTGCTGCTGGTGTAATGTCAAGAACCCATCACGAAAAGTTAGACGGGATTGAATTAAACGCAACTGCTGATCAAACTGATGCAGAAATTAGAGCTGCTGTAGAAGCTGCATCTGACAGTAATGTATTTACAGACGCAGATCACAGTAAACTAAATGCTATAGAAGCTGGAGCAACTGCTGATCAGACAGCTAGTGAAATTAAAACACTACTACAGTCTGATAAGTTAACTGCTAGTGAGATAGCAACTGGTGCTCTTGATGGTAGATACTACACAGAAGCAGAATCTGACGCTAGATACTTCAATGTAAGTTCTGGTGACACCATAACAAGTGGTGACACATTTCCAGACAACGATAGTACGATTGCTACAACTAAAGCTATTAACGCACGTATCATTGACCTAGTTGATGACGTAGGTGGTTTTGTACCTATAGCAAGCGAGACTGCTTTTCCTTCAGCTAACCCTGATGTAAACAACGGGTCTGGTACTCTTGTATCTATCAAGGCTATCGGAAGTACACGTACACCAAGCGGTGGTACTGTTACCATTTCAAACGGAGCTGGGTCTAGTACTGTAACTATTACAGGTTGTGGATCTACAGTTCTTACAGCAGGCTTTGGTGTCATTGTAGAGACAACATCTACACTACATACATACGCATTTCATAGGTTAGTACCAAAGGCAACTGAGGTATCTACTGTAGCTGCAAACGCAACTAACATTGCTGCGGCTGGAGCTAACACATCTAACATTAACTCTGTAGCTAGCAATGCGAGCAACATTAATACTGTAGCTGGTGTATCTGGCAACGTCACAACCGTGGCTGGTGTAGCATCTAATGTCACAACTGTGGCTGGTATTTCATCTGACGTTACTGCTGTTGCAAACGATGCTACTGACATTGGTGCTGTAGCTGGCAAGGCAACAGAAATAGGTAGATTAGGTACAGCTGATGCAGTTGCAGACTTAAATACTTTAGGAACAACAGATGTCGTAAATGACATGAA